GAAACTCTTCTCTCTTCTCATACATATTTAACTTTTAATGAAAGAACAATAGAATCAATTTTTATAGGTAATTTTGAAAATAATGTTCAAGCCCAATATAGACAAAATAATGAAGAATGGAAAAATGTATTAACAGAATATCATTGCACAGGAGGTAAAGAACATAAATTTAATAAAGAACAATATTTATTAAAATTACGGAGTGCTAAGTATGGTTTATGCTTAAGAGGTTTTGGAAGTAAATGTCATAGAGAGGTAGAATTAATGGCATTTGGAACAGTTCCAATTATTACACCACACGTAGAAATAAATTCATATATTAATCCTCCACAAGAAAATATTCATTATATTAGTGCAAATAACCCAGAAGAATATGAAAATAAAATAGAAAATATTAGCGAAGAAAAATGGAGTAAAATGTCAAAAGCATGTGTAGAATGGTATGAAAAAAACGTTCATAGTAAAAACTCTTGGAAAACAACAATAGATTATTTATTGTATAATTAATTAAACATTGTTTTAAATATATTTTTAATATAATTTTTGAATAAGTAAATCTATACTTTTTGAATTATCACTTTTAAATTTAGTTATAATTTTATAATTTGAATTATTTAATAATAATTGATCGCAATATTTTTCAATTATTTCATGATGGTAATCATCAAAAATAATATATCCATTTATTTTCACATATTTACTGTATCTTTCAAAATCATTTTTAACACCATCAAATGTATGATCGCCATCTATAAATAATAAATCTATTAATACATTACAATCTGTTTTAAATTTTTCCTCTGTTTCATCGAAATAACTATTGCCTTTAATTAATTTAAGATTTGAATTATAATTTTTATATTTTTCCTTTACTAATTCTAAATTTTTTTTGGTTTTATTAATTGCTAAATTATCTCTTCTAAAATATTGATACATGTTATATTTTTGATTATTTAAATGCTTATTAATATTATACATATCTTCAAATAAATCTAAACCAAATAAATTTTTACTATTATTATTAGTTAATAATAATGACATACTTCCACCATTATGAACTCCTATTTCTAAATAATTTTCTATTTTTTCTATTTCACATAAAATTTTTAATAATATTATTGAAGAATGGCAAATTCTACCATCTATTATTGTTTCTATATTTTGAAATAAATTATGTAATTTTATTTTATTTTCGTTGTAATATTTGTCTATAATATCTTTCATATATATATAAATATGAAAAGTATTTTATATAATAACGTAAAACTTTATATCCCAGAAAGATACTATCATAATAATTTACTAGATAGATTTACAGAAAATAGATATGAAAAAGAAGAATCTAATATAGTTTTAAATTTTTTTGATAAACAAGATAATGTATTAGAAATAGGATCATGTTTGGGTTATGTTACATGTTTATTATCAAAAAAAGTTAATACTCTTATAACTATTGAAGCAAATCCAGAATTAAAAGATAGTTTATATTTTTGTATTAATAATAATAATTTGCATAATGTAACATTCTATAATACTTACATATCTAATAGTAATGAAAATATAAAGTTTCAAACATATGATAATATTGTAGCTGGTTCTGGAGATAGAGAAGATAAAGAAATAAATAATGTTAGAGGATGGGGTCATACGCAAAAATTTTACACTATAGAACCAACAAAACTATTAGATATTTCAAATATACACTTAGTCAATGCACTTGTTTTAGATATTGAAGGTGGTGAATTAAAATTTTTTGAAGAAAATAAAGATTTTATTCAAAATTATATAAATAAAATTTGTATAGAACTACATGGACATTTAATGAAAGATAAAAATTTTGATATTAAATGTCTAAAAATTTTAAATGATATGAAATTTAAAATTATTAAAAGGGATGGGATAAGTTATTATTTAGAGAAATTATAAATTAATAAATTCAATGAAATCTTTATATTGTTTTTCAGTTAAAATATCAGCTGTAAGCTTATCTTTATTATACCAGATGACATTTAAATTATGCGCTGGTAAAGAAAAAGAAAAATTACTAGTATCTACTCTATTTTTAAAATCATGATATAAATAATTATTTTTATAATTTAAATTATTATATAATATATTTAAAAATTTATCTATAGTATATTCTTCATTTAATTCTTGAAATATTTTATGATCATAATTATAATAAATATAACTACTTAATATAGAATCCATTTTTTTTAAAATATTATTATGATTATATAATATACTATTATTATTATCTAAATAGTCTAATCCACCACCTTTCATATTTTCTTTTGCTAATACTTTACAACCACAACATAAAGCTTCATGTATTGTTCTACTTTCACCTTCATTTTCACAACCATGAACATATATTTTTGAAGATTTATAAAAATATGATAAATTTTCTGATGTAAAACCCTTATAATAATTATTCTCAATATTTAATATATGTGTATCTATAAATAATATATTATTGATCTTATTGTTATTCCAAAAATTTATTATTGATTTATAATAAAAATTATTTTTATCTTGTTCTAATATAATAAAACACATTCTTATATCCGGGTTTAATTTACTATAGTTAATAGCATAAGTTAATAATTCATACTTTTTTTTCATTTCAACTGCTCTATTTATAAAAATAAAATCAAAATTTTTTTCATAAATCTTTAAGTCAAATTTTATATCATATTTTTTAAATATATTAATTAAATATTTATTTACTTCTTCTATTGATTCCTTATTATTAAAACATATATTTAAAAAATTTCTACTTGTAAAAGGTAAACAAATAGAACTACAACATCTTGATTTAGGTAATAAATTGAATGATACAAATTTATTATTTTTAATGGGAACATTAAACCCATAATGAATAATTATATTATATTTTTTTTTTATATTATTAAATTTTTTTGATAAAAATTCTACTTCTTTATGAGTAATAATTAATATTCCTTTACTATCGTCAAATTTTTTTAAAATGTGCATAATATTAATATATATATATTAATATTATTAAATAAAATATTGTGTTATAGCATGTCTCTTACCTTCTTTAATTATATTACCTCTATGAATATATGTTGTATCAACTAAAACTAAAGTTCCTGCTTTACCAGTTATATTATATAATTTACATTCATTATTTTCAGAATTTAATATATCTTCAACCACATTATCATGAAATCTTGTATTATAATTATTACTTCTTGCTTTTGGAAATCCAATATGACTTTTTGATGAATTAGATATAAATTGAAAACAACCATTATTTTCATGAACATCGTTTAAGTATAGTAGAGCTTTAAACTGACAATCATGATTATCTCGATGCCATCCAGCACCACTATTTTTAATTTTTCCATCTTCATATATTATTTTATTAATCAAAGTTTTTTTATTCAAACTTTTATTAGTAAATTTAATAGCGATTTGATTTAAAAAATTATTATTAGAAAAATTTTTTTTTATAAATTCGCTATATTTTTCACAATTAAATATTCTCTCATCATTTGAACAATCTTCTTTATCTAATATTTCTATTTTATCTTTATTATTGGTAAAAATTTTTTCAAATTCATTATTGAAATTAATAATAAAACCTTCATTATAAAAATTTTCAAATATACAAATACCATAGCATTTTAATATATTTATTAAAGAATTTATTTTTGGTTTTAAAATATTACAATCTATTAACGGTAAACTATAATCTTTTAATGAAGATAAAGTCGCGTCTATTAAATCAAACTCGTGTAAAAAAACAATTATTTTTTTTTCAAGTTCAGCATCATGACAATCACCAATAATGTTTTCTTTTCTATAATAAGAATTATTTTCGGTATCATTTATTATAGAAAATCCTATAACAGTAGGATAATCATTATCATTAATTTTTTGAGATATTAATCCTAAACCACATCTAGAAATTTTATTTTTAAATCTATATTGTGAATTATATTTTAATAAGATATTATTTATTAATTTTGTATTATTACTTCGAGAGTCATTTAAGTGATAAAATGTATTTTTGTTATCATTATTATTAATATATTCATAAAATTTTTCTATATGTTCTCGTTTTTCTAATTTATAATTACTAAGCCAACTATCTAAATTAAATTTATTTTTATATTTTTCATAAACATGTAGATTTAAATACTGATAATTAGAATTTCTTTTTCCATATATAGAATTATCATTTGGAATGTTCATATTAATTCTATAAATTTTACTATAATAATTATCTATTAAATTATTAAAATTGATATTTTTATAAGGTTTACTACCACATATAATACTCATATATAACTAATTAATATTATTTATATAAATCTATAACTAATGACATTGGTCTATATGGGTTTTGAACTCTCTTATCATGGTCTGGTGTTCTCATAATAAAACATTTTGAATAATCTATCTTATTTGTAACTGGATTTTCATTTTCATCGTAATAATGTAAAAAATTTACTTTTTCTAAATCAAAATTTGATAATATTATTAATTCTTTAACTTGTTCATATGTTGGAAACCATACATGTCCACCATTTATTACCTTTTTATTTATATTATCATAATTACCACCACCACCAGGATCATGATATATCTTGTTATTTTTATCTTTCAAACTTCGATTATTTAAAATATCACATTTATAATCAGGCATTGACAATCTAAAAAATCCTCCAGGTTTTAATACTCTATATATTTCATTAAATATGTTTATCATATATTTAGGTTCTATATGTTCAAAAACATCTTCAGATTGATAAATATCAACAGAATTATCTAATAAATTCATTTTATTAATACAATTATATCTAATTGTATAATGATTCTCAGTATTTAATGATAACCCTATAAAAGGAACATTTTTTCTTCTATCTTTTGGTAAATCGCCAGCATATAAATAAATATTTTTATTATTTTTAATATCTTCAAAATTTACCATTATATATTATTTAAATACTTAATTAATATTTAAATTATTTTGTAGGGATTTGATTAATTCATTATTATATATTAATCCACCAGTTGGTTTATATGACGTAATGGGTCTAGTTTCTGGCTTTTTATTATTATTATTTATATTATCTCCTGTATTAAACATTAACATATCATTATCCTCTTTTTCATCTTTAAAAGTAATAGCTCTATTATTTGAATTATTACTATTTCCAGATGTTGAACCATTATTTCCAAAAAAGGAAGCGTTAGCATCTTTTTTCTCTCCAACAAGATTTCCATTACCATCAATCGATACACCAGTTTTCTTTTTTATTTCACTTCTTACATATCCAGGAACCCAATGTTCCCATGATATAAATAATAAATTAGGATG